ATTTTACACAAAAAAAATAAGTTTTACACAAATTTAGAATGATTCTAAATAAGGAACTCACATTATAAGTGTAGAATGGTGGTAAAAATCACATAAAAACAGGGATATAAGGTGATAATCACATTATAATGTGTAATTAAAGGGATAAACTACTGCACTTTTGGGTGCTATAAGGGGATACCTTAAGAAATGTTTTTCTTTCTCTTGTAAAGATACTCCTGATACTTAGTGAATACCAGGTGATTTACTTTGTTATGTTTTTTACAGTCTCTACATTGGAGCCAATGGTGTACTGTGCCTGCTGCAGTTACTACTTTCTTATTGTGCCTATGATTAGTACCACCACACTCAGCACATTCGTACTTATCACCACCATGCTGAACAGCATAGTTGTGATTAACTAGGGTATAGCTGTTAAGTTTCTCAAATACTGCCTCAAGTACCTCCACATCCATCTTACAATAGGCCACCATCTTATCTAATGCCTCTTGGTCCTTGCGGAATACTATATCTTTCCACAGCTCAAGGCCTCCTGTCTCCATCTTAGCACCTACCTTGAGTAGCTTAGCTATGTAGTCTAGTTTATTGCTATTAAAATTAAAGTATTTTTTAGCCCATTTAAGGGTATCTATAGTCTTTGGGGATGGCATTACATTGATACCATGAAATAAAGCTCTTGTGCGTATCCATTTGAGGTCAAATCTATCCCCATTATGAGCCACAATTTCATCAGCTTGATCCAAAACTTTGACAAACTGCTCAATCATTTTCTTATCACTCTGACTTTTGGACCATGTTAGGCTGTGTATCTCCTCCTCACCCTCCCATTTATAGCAGATGCAGATGATAGCCCGTTCATGGATAATATCCCCGGGGTTAATTGTTAGGTTGTATCCTGTTCTCCAGAACACCCCGACATTGAAAGAGGTCTCAATGTCGTAAAATAGTCTTTTTCTCATCTGTTGAGTTTACTTAGTACAGCGCTCCAAGCAAATCTAAGAATAAATGGGATAGCAAGCCCTAACCAAAATGGCCACCATAGTGTTCTGTACTTTACTACCTGTTCTGCTTTGGCAGTTTTGTAGACAGTCTTACCTCGTATCTTTTCTACCTTTGTTTTGTACCTATACTCTATCCTTGTTTGCCATCTAGTCTTAGGTACATAGATGTTATTGAACTGAATGACTGTATCTTTTGTAGTGTAGAACTTTTCCCATACAATCGTATCATTGTGTATCACAGGAATGCTATCAATGGAAGTTATGCGGATGGTATCACTATCCTGGACTACTTGCAATCCATTCTTAAGGGCTTTCTTATAGTGATACTGAGCTCTCTTTGCAGGGGAGCAGGATGTCGCAAATATAGTAGATACTAGCGACAAAATAATTATTAAAACTCTCATGTGCTATAGGTTTTGTAGCATTGCTATCATTCTAGGGCATGGGTAAATATCTGCCTTATCTTTTCTTACTGAGTTGTGAGTGTAGATCCCTGCAGTACCTTTGAATGCCTCTTTATCAATGGCAAATATCTCTGCCCGGTATGCCTTGGGGATGTCATAGGTCTCACACAGGTACTCCACTAATTGCCGAGTGCTTTCTATCTGTGCATCTGTATATTTGTACCAATACTTGTTACCCTTGTATGGTGTATCTAATGTAGTTACCATGGATGGGTCAACCACTCCCTTAACATAATTGTAGTACTTGCCATCCTTGAGCTTCAATGGACCCCAATTGCATACTTCAATACCTACGCTTAGCTTGTTTAGGTTCTGATACTTGAGGCCATGTACTGAGAAATCTTGTGAGTCTATGCCCAGGTGGTAAGCCCAATGCCTAGATGAAAAGCATTGTACTATGCTACCTTTCTCACCTACCACAAATGCGGTTGCTATCCTATCTCCGTTACTATTCCACCAACGTGACACAGCTACAGGGTTCCCATTGCCTGCAGTGTGGTGTAGATAGATTTGTGTTTTCTCAGACTCCTCATGAAAGTACTGAGAGTTAGATAGGCGTTCCTGAAATATCTTCGTTGTGTCTAATTTCATCTACCTCTTTTTTAATGTCCTTAGCTCTTGCAAATAAGTTTTTCATGGCCTGCCATAGGTCAAGGCCTTTCACTGCTTTGTAGTTCTCATTGATACTCATGACCTCAATTGATACCAGGATAAGAGATAGTACTTTTGTAAGCAATAGCTCCACTGAGAAAAAATGCAGGATGATACTATTGAGAATAAATTTATCTATCATGTAGAACATTATAACAGTGACCTCATACAGTAACATCTTACTAATGATAGCACTGAGGCCCCTGCTTGTGATTGGCACCTTGTGTTTAACGGACTTCCATACTCCTGTTATCGTATCCAATAGAATGACAAACCCTACAAGGAATAATAGCCCTGAGATTGGCATAAGGAATGCACTGATAACACCTAACAATTTAAACCAATTGGCCTGCATGGTAGCAAATAGTATGGTAAGCTGTGACCTCACAAGATTAGGATGCTGTTATTGTACCCGTTCTCACGAAAGGTACCACAATTACCTAAGCAAGTTGTTTGATATTGATTGATGCAAGAGCAGTTTTGGAACATTGGCCGTAAATCAGTATCCTGATTGGCAGTAGATATAAAGATAGGGAACAGGTTGCGGTTAGCAAGTAGCCATCTGATAAGACGTTGCTCAAAGAAACTAGCTTTCTGTGCATAGTGCTCCATGCCAAATGCTACCTCACTACGGGATACGCTTGCTGAGAAATCACCTGATTGAGTTTGCAATCCTTTGTTCTTAAGTTGGTACGTCAAACCAAACACTGCATCCTCTGCACTTCTCCATGCTATCACAGGCTGAATAAACTCTACTAGATCTATCTCATCCGGTAGTAAAGCCTGAGCATTGTATGCAGTCAACATGTGATTGTAGAACGTAGTGCCCAGGATAGGCTGTATTCTTAGTGCTGCCTGAGTAGCTACGTATGGGGTAACATCTGTTACATCCACATTAGCAGTTATCGGTGTGTTTGTTTTGAGGTATGTTTCAGTTATAAAGTACAGCATTATACAATAGGTTGAGTAGGTTCATCAATTGGAGGTAAAGAGGCTAGAGCTCGTATCTCATTGGTAGTCATTTTTTCAAGTACCTTACCTAGCAGTGCATCGCTTAAGTTATTTAATGCATCCTTAACTTTTGCTGTATCCTCATCCACCTCAATGATAGTATCACCAATGATTTGAAAATTATTGATAGTAAAATCCGCAGGGATGCGTGCAATAGTCAAGAGCTCTTGAAATATAGTTGTAACCTGTTGCCGTAGCTCCATTACTACATTCTTTTCAAAGATAACATAGGCTTGCTTAATATCAGAGCCACTGCCTAGGGCTCCTGTGGTACGTACCCCCATTAAGATGGGATCTATTGTGTGAGCAAAACAAATCTGCTCAGTATTCAGTGCAGATGCCTCATGAAATAGCTTATCATTGCCGTTTGTTGGTAGGCTTTCAATCTTTGGAAGTTGGTCCGCACTGTTAGCAAAGAATGCTACAGCTTTTCCTGCATTGGCTGCACCCTTAAGGCGGTCAATGGTTTCCTTAATCATGTGTTTCTCCTCCTCAGACTGTGGCCTCTTAGGGAACATCATAGCAAAGGATGGGAACACACTATTTTGAATGTTACTTTTAGCAAAGTACGACAGTTCGCCCGAGAGAAACGCAAAATTTAGACTACTTGTATAGGTAGGGAGCGGATAGAAATCCTGCCCAATTGACTTGACTTCGTAGCTAAATAGCTGGCAATGGTCTTTACAGGTGATGTGGTAAGGCTTAATCTCCTCAATTCCAATCCTACGTGACCAATCATCACACAAAAAGTACATTTTTTTGTCTCTACCTACCCTTACTTTCTCGGGAGATACATTCTCTATCTTAATTAGCTTTCTATTTTCACCAAAATATAGCTTAAAGTACACCCGATTGTGAATGATTAACTGCTTTGTTACTGCCTTAACAGTGTGTTTTAGGTTCGCTTTCTTTTCAAAGGTAAACATCTCTAACTTTTCCTGTGGTGTGAGCTTATCAGTGGTAAGGTTAAACCCTCCACCTATCACAGCGTTGGTCTTAAAGTCCACAATTGCACCGTGCAGGGGTGAGCTGAAGTACATCTGATTCAAGAGCTCAGGATACAAGTTATCCGTACCAAAGTACTGCCACATGTTAGCGTTGTACCTGGGGTCCACTACAGGTAGTGTTAGGTTGCCTCTCCCTACAGGTAGGAATGGGGTGCTAAATGATTGGTAGCCCTCAATTACTTCGGGGCCTTTGTTGCTTTTAATAAATCTATCGTACCATGCCATAAGTTAGTCGTATATTGAGTTACCTGCAGGACCACTCACAACAAGTCTACCCTCCTCAATTACTACTCCTGTAGTCTGAGCTATTGTAAGGGGTAACACAAATGGTGTTGAGCTCTCATATACCTCATACGTGTACTGCCCCTTAACAAGTATGATGTCTGTAGGCTCATCAAGAGTAAACAGGTTGTATCTTTGGGGATATGCACTTGTATCAGCGGATGTGAAGAGCTGTGATGTGCTTGTGGTATTCATTTCATTGGTGAATACAAATAAATAGTTTGGTGTGGATACAGTTGTTACCTCTGTTAAGGTCAACACAAACTGATTAATTACTCCTTGTTTAATGTATATCACACCTATATTAATATAGACTTGTCAAATGTTCATAAAAAAAGCCCCACCAATGGCAGGGCTTCAATATAGAGAGGCAGAATTTTAAGGAGCAAGTACTAGTAATGCAGCAGCTTCAGTTACTTCGTATGCCAGGTACTCATTCTCAGCTACCAAAGTAACAGAGTATTTTGAACCATCTGCACGCGCCGTTCCTGAGCCCTCACCTGTTGCAGATATTTGCAAGTATGGTAAGTACCAATATAAACCGTTAGCATCAAGGATGATAGCAGCTAAGTATTGCTGTCCTGAGCCTAGGATTTTAATAGCACGAGACTTTGCAGCCTCACGTCTATGGAATACTAGGTTAACAGTCTGAGTAACAAAAGAGCTACCATTAACTAGGTCAATGGTTGAGTCCTCTGTGTAGTTAGATGTGTTTCTGCGTACGTAGAAGTTTTCAAATAGTACAGGAGTAGCCTGAAGATTGATTGCTGTTATTGTCCAACCTGCACCGGCTGATGGGTCTGCAGGAACAATAGAAAGAACCTCATCTTGTTGGTTAATCCAGATACCATAAATACCTCCACTGTTGTTTAAACATGATTTTACAATGTTTTCTAATGCTTGACAAGACATATGTATAAGTATTATATAAAGGGGGTTGCCCCCCTCTATGAGTTAATTATTAATTGTACCAAACGA